TTATAAAAAATAAATATTTATAAAAAATAAATATTTATAAAAATATAAAAATAATTATTTTGTAAATATATAAAATAAATATGGGTAATATATGTAATAAATTATATTATTATTTTAAATGTTCAAAAAACTCCGACACTCTAGATGTAGATTATGCTAATGCCGTTAATGCTGCTAATGCTGTTAATGCTGCTAATAGAATAAAAAATGTGCCTCCTTTAACTATTGCTAATGCTAATAGCATTAGCAATTTAAATAATACTGAAGATGAACCTCCATCATATAGAGAAGTTCGCAATGAAGGTGATAAATTTTATAAAAAAACTATATTATTTAATGGCTTTTCAGATAGTTTAATATCACGAACAAGAATGTAATCGGTCGTTTTACTTAGGGTCGTAAGTATTACTTAGAGCTAAAATATTCTTTAATTGAATTAATAACTAATATTGCGCTATTAATGCATTCTTCATAATTAAGCATAATGTCATCTTTTGTAATAGAATTTTTATAAGATAATTTGATAATGCTAAAACTGTCGTGTGGATGTTTCTTTAGAAAGCTTACATAATTAAGGTCTTTTGACTGCACGAAATATTTGTCATAAAAATTAAACTCAATGATCTTTCCAATAGTATAGTCTTCGTTGTCTAGCATAATAGTATAACAGTTTTCCATAGTATCTTCAACTTGTTGAATATAATCAATATTTGCTTTTATTAGATTAAGAGAGCTATATAACTTCTTAATTAATATATTTGCTCCGATTTCGACTAACTTAAAATTATCATAAATTCCAAGTGTTTCGACAATAAAGTCAAAGCTGTCTTCTTCAAAATGCCGTTTTGCATCTGTAAACATCCAATCTTTTTTAAGATTTGCGATTTCTTCTTTGTTATATTTTAGCTTTAGTTCTTCTTCTTTTAGTGCCCATGCATCTATAATCTTCACCTGATCAAGTGAATTTCCATAACAACACGTGCTTACTGCATTAAACATTCCGCTATTTTTAGCATTGCTAATGGAAAATTTTGCTTCCAAATGTAATTGCTCTTTATCAGTATTTGAAGATAACTTTGGTCTTAGGCGCAATAAATCAATATAATCTCCGCTAATTGGGTCAGGAGGAAATATTTTTTGAACCTCTGCTCGTGTTAAATATTTTCCTGTTTTAATATTCTTTATTTGAAAATCTTCGCTAGTAATAAATATAATCAAATTAGAGGAATTACTCTTATTTATTTCTAGCACATAATCATTATATGGAAAGTCTTCTAAAGCGTCAATATGAATAGGAATACAACTTAATCGTTGTTTAATTAATTCATTGTTTAGTCGCGATTTATTTGTAAAAATTGTTACATTATTTTTATCGTGAGGATAGCTTTCAATCGCAATAACAGGAATTTCAGATAATATAATTCTCCGTAATCCATTAGCATAACTAACATTTACATTACTTAAAGTAAAAGTCATTATGCCATTTTGCTCATCAATAGCTGATACTTTAGCCTTATATGACATTTATAATTAATATATATATATTAATAAATAAGCCTTATATTTTTTCAATTTTTATTTTATTATTATTATTTAATTATTTATAGATTTTTGTAATTGTTATAATTGTTATAATTGTTATAATTGTTATAATTGTTATAATTGTTATAATTGTTATAAATCTATAAATAAAATTGATTTAAAAATTATTTATTAAAGTTTAGGTATTATAACACTAGCAAATATGACATCATTTATCCAAGAAGTTGTTGCCATTATTGATCGTTCGGGTTCTATGTGTGGCAAGGAAGCAGACACTGTTGGTGGTATTAACTCAGCTTTAACTATTATTAGGCAAGACGTAAAGCCTGGAGAAGTTGTAAATGTATCTATTAAGCTATTTGACCACGAAGAGCATATGTTAATTAGGTCGCTAAATATTAAGGAAGTAAGACCGCTTGAATTGCGACAATTTGTTCCTCGTGGTCAAACGGCGCTATATGACGCTATTGGTTCCAGTCTTACCTATTTTATGGAAAAAAAGCTTCATAATCCAAGCAGTTACAATAAGTGTTTGATTTATGTTGCGACGGACGGGTGTGAAAATTGTAGCACAAATTACAATGCGCAATCTCTTAAAAAGCTTATTGCTAGTGCTCAGGAGTCGTATGGTATTGAGTTGATTTATTTAGGTGCTAATCAAGACGCTATTTTAGAAGCCGAAAAAATTGGAATTTTACCAAGTCACGCCTTAAATTATAGTGAAACTGCAGAACAATGTAACGCGGCATATAGGTCTGTTGCTAATGTTGCAAATAGGCAAAAAAGTTGCTCAAATACCGCATTTACACAAGTAGAACGTAGTCAATCGTATGTTCCTAGCACGCCTCCAACAAAGAGCGACAGGCCCGAACCTCCTCCTCTTGTGCGTCAAAAAAGTATGTTTACTCGTGTATCATTTTAAAGCGTGAAGCGAAAAGTGAAGCACAATTTATAAATAATTTGTTTATTTATAAATTTTTTTTGAAAAAATATTGCATTGGGTGGGGTTCGAACCCACGAGGCTTGCGCCATACGAACTTGAGTCGCACCCCTTAGACCACTCGGGCACCAATGCTATAAAAATGAATAGACTAAATAGTCTAGTGTTATTATTAATGTTAAGTCTTTAAATAATAATCTAAAGTTAATTATTTAATTTTAATTATTTAATTTTAATTATTTAATTTTAAAGTCGCTTTTTATTTTACATAGTCTTAGAAGAACGTTTAGAAGAACGCTTAGAGGAACGCTTAAATAAACGCTTTAAAGAACGCTTTAATGAACGCTTAAAGGAAAGCTTTAAAGAACGCTTAGATGACCTTCTTGAACTTCTTGCTTTTTTATTGTATAAATAACCCCCCAACATTTATTTATATAATTTATAAATATATTATAAATTATATTATTTTATAATAGTATAAAAAATTTATTGGTGACGTCTGCTGCGTCTGTGTCTTCTTCTTCTTGTGCCTTTGCTACCTCTTCTTCTTCTTCTTCTGCCGGCGGTTTGATTCTGCGACTGGTTCTGATGATTTTGTGAATTATAACCACCTTCCTGAACAATTAGATCGTTTGACGCAAACAACATTTTTTTATATATTATAAAAATATTTTATTTTTATTTTTAATTAAATTAATTTTATTTTTATCAATTATATAATTATTTTTTGCTAAATTTTTGGGGACCCATTTCTTAAATTTTCTATTATAAAAACATTCAATAATATAAGTTTTTCCTAAATCAACATATTTTTCTAAATCTATATTTTCAAATTCCTCTTCGTCGTCGCTTTCTTCTAAAAGATCCAGATTTTTATTTTCTTTTATTTTCCTAAATAAGTCATTCATAAAAACACTTGTTTTATAGCTATCAATTAACGCATATTCATAAAATATTTCTTTATTATTGTCTAATATATATAAATTATATATATCAGGAGTTATACTTGCAGTTACTTTAAAATTGTAACCATAATTAGTTTCATTTTTGTTAATTGTTTTCGATAATTGAATATTTAATATAAAATTTCCTAAATATTTATTATTATTATAACACGCTACGCAATATATATCATAATTTAATTTGTATATAATTTTGAATATACTATCATAATTATCTAAAATTATTCCTAAATTAATATTGAAAGTCGAATTAGTAATAGCTTGTACAACCTTTTTGCATAAATTTAGCTTACTATTAAAACAATTATTATTGTTTGCTCTTATAATGGCGTTATAATAGTTATAGTTTAATACACTATCTATTACATAATAATGTTGCGCTGATTTATTATTGTTATTGTTATATTTGTAAAAATAAGTTCCTATTAATAATACATTATTATAGCATAATGTATTATCATAATTTATTTCATACTTATAAAATTCATTACTAATATCATCGAACTTTTTACTATTTATAAAAATTAATAAACAAAGCATTTCTTTTTTATAATACGTAAACCATAAATAGCCTCGCCTGCCTTTTGGATATAATATATAATAATCTAAAGTATTTGATAAATTGGTTATATTAAAATTTGAGTTAACATTATTTACATAATTTAACGGAAATCTGTTGCTAATAGTTTTGAAATCATTGAAACTATGCAATGCAAGTTTTTGATTGTGTTTTAACATTTATTAAATAATATATTACATATTATGTGTTTAAATTAATTGTTTTCAGTTTTAAAATAAATCATACTATGTTTTTATTTTGCTAATAAAATTATTCAATTCATTTTTCATTTCATAAGTAAAATCACTATTCAAATCTTTATTCAAATCTTTAGAGCTAGCAGGCTCTTGAACATATGTCTCGTTATTCGGTTCTTGAATATTTGGCTCAATTAAAACATTATTATAATAATCTTTATTTTTAGTTGTAGTCAAGTTATCTTGAAAAAATAAGTATAATTTATGTAATAAACAAATCAATAATACATATATAACAGTCCATCTAATAATATATAAGATCATATGTTTGTGTTTTGTATATTAAGTTAAAAATTTATATTTAATTACAACTCATTATATATTTTGTAATTACTTAAACAAATAACACTAAATTATTATAACTTACTAATATTGCTAATATGATTTCTTGTATTACGTTGAAAAATGACACTTTTAAACAGTTCAAGATTAAAAATGTGGATGAAGAGAATATTTATAAAAAATGCGGTTATAAATCATCAAATAATTTTAGTAAATTATATACTTGGACTATTGATTCTAGTGTAGAGCTTGAATTATGGTCAAAAGTGGATAGTGCGTCTAAAGTTTATAATCAACATAGCATCTTTTTAAAATATGCTATTAGTGTAAATAGCAATAATAAGTGCATTTTTTTGCTTAAAAATAATAATAATTATACAAATTTAGATGGCAAATATTTCAATGAATTTTTTGGTTTAAAAGAAGTAATAGAAACTGAATCAATTAGTAATGCTAATGATGCTAATACTAATGCTAATGATGCTAATGATGATAATACTAATGATGCCAATGATGCTAAAACATTAAAGAACTTAGAAAAGAATTTAGAAAAGAATTTAGAAAAGCATTTAGAAAAAAATGAGGACTTTGATGTCAATTCAGAACTAAGTTATGAATTATATAGTTATTCAGATGAAGAAACAGACATTTCATAAAATATAAAATTGATAATTATATAAATATTACTTGTTATAGTTATAATAAGTAATATATGAGTAAATATACAAGAACTATTAATGACCCTGAAAAATTTCGGCAATGTGTGATTGCTAAAATTAATCTTGTGCTTAATAATGAAAAAATAAGCACAAACTTGGAAAAAGGTATTTATAATTATACATTAAGTGTAAGTGAAGAAAAAAAACTTATTAAGAAGTGGTCTAACGATTCGTTTGTAGCGCTATATATTCAAAAATTACGTTGCATATTATTAAATCTCAAAAATAAGGAACTTGTTGACAAACTGCTATTAAAAGCATTTAAAGCTCACGAACTCGCTTTTATGAATCATCAAGAAATGCGTCCTGATTTATGGGATATTTTAATAGAAGAAAAACGTATTAAAGATGAAAATAAATTTACGCCAAAAATTGAAGCATCTACAGATGATTTTATTTGCGGAAAATGTAAATCAAAAAAATGCACATATTATCAATTACAAACACGAAGTGCAGACGAACCTATGACAACCTTTGTTACATGCTTAGATTGTGGAAATAGATTTAAGCGTTAAGTTATTATTATAAAATGTCTAAATCATGTAATTTCCAATATTCAAAGTTATTATTTGGTAGCGGTCGTTGAATAATAAAAGGAATTTTTTTTTCTTCTAATTCAGTTAAAGCAATTACATAATTATCAATAATTTTCTCATTTCTGGGTATATATGGCTGTGCTCCATTATTCAATTGCTTTACACGCATACCTAGTATTTTAGTTTTTTCATATTTTGTTAATAATGGTATTGTTTTATGCATTTCATCCACAATAACACCGTCTTTATCCCGTGTAACTTTGCATAGTTCCTTTATTTCGTTAAAATTTTTATGTAAGCACTCATTATGAGAGCTTAATATATGGTTCATCTTATAATTTTCATTAAATTTATAACTAGCGCTATCGCCAATGTCTTCCACTTCATAATCATATTTTACATAATTTGTTTTTGCATTATCAAAAACATTTATTTTCTCCGATGCCTCGTCCGAATCATATAACTTGTTTTCGTCTATTTCTTCATCGTCGGTTTCAATTGCCTCGTCGTCGGTTTCAATAGTAGCAATGCTTTGTTTATCTTCATTTTCCGTAGACAAGTCATCTTCGATTTCATCATCTGTTTGTTCTGGCTCTTCAATCTCTTCTGGTTCTTGCTCGTCACGATTGGTATCATCCATATGTTAATATACTAATATACTAATATACTAATATTTTAAATTTATATCAATTATTTATTCAATTATTTATTCTATTATACTTTGAAAAAAATAAAAATATTTTATAATATTTTATAATATTTTATAATATTTTATAATATTTTATAATATTTTATGTTGTTTTCCATATACAATCGCAATGGCTGCATAAATATAAATACTTCATTCGAGTATCGTCATATCTAATAAAAATAATCTCCTTTTTTTTTGCATCATAACCTGACTTATTTGTTTCGCAAGTTTCATTAGGACACTTAATATAATTAATTCGTGGCAGTGTAATGTCTAATTTTGTATATTTATTAATATGAATGTTAAATTTATCTTCTGATACATTAATATTTTCCTTTAAAATACAATTATTTACATTTACTAATTTATCATCGGTAGTCCCGCAATTTCTACAATAATAAACAATTTTATCGCAATCTTGGTTTTCTAACTTAATATAATACATATTATTACAATTAGAACAAAAATCCATAATTAACTAGTATATATTTATAATAGTTAATTATTTAAATAATTACTCAATTTTACAATATATTAAATATTTAATATTGTATATTTAATATTGTATATTAAATATTGTATATTGTATATTAAATATTAATTTCTAATATTAATTTGCTCAATTTATCATATTCTAAATCATATTTTAAATTATATACACTTATATACAATTTTTGTAAGTTAGCGCTATTGGTTAAATTATTAATTAAGTCTTCATAAGTAACCCTATTTTTATTAATAAACTCAAGAATTTTCTCCTTATTAGCCATAAATGTGTCGCCTATTATTGCTTTAAATTTATGCATAATTGCAAGGGTGGATTTACTTAAACTATTAACTTCTTTAAAACATACTATATTAACCACCTTAATTATTGCAAATTCTATATTCTTATAAGTAACCAAAAAATTATATTTATGTACGTCATTATGGTCCTCTTTAATTCCTGGCTCATTTAATAGCGGATTAGCACACAATACACTCGATAATGTTAACAATAGTGAATATATTGTTTGGCACGCAGTCCAACTCTCACCTGCCCACGTATTCAAAATAGATAAACACACTTTTCCGTTAGTATATAAATTCGGATTAAATCGCATAGTTCCGTCATTTGTCAAGTAATGAACCTCCGGCGGCGAAAACGGAAAATTGCTCGGAAAAATGAATTCAAAAAAATAATATCCATAACCATATGGTGTGTCACCATGACCCACTATTAGCGCATAACCTTTCATTACGTTTTCTTCATCGTGCTTATAATATATATTTTCCGAACTTAAAGAAGCGCTATTGGCTATAATATATTTAACATCCTTAGCTATTCTTTTTATAGCACCATTATTTATACTCATAATACATAATATATTTAATAATTTATATTTAATTACATTTTTAAAATATTATAAAATTGAAATAAAAATATATTAATATATATAATTATTAAATAATTGTAATGAC